TTCAGCCATGTATTACTCCTGTCGCATTGCGATTTTAGGACATTAAAATAGTTCGGTGGTCAAGAGTTGCCATTTACGAACCGTGATTAGCATTTGTTTTCCTCTCCTGTGCCAGCTTCTCAGCCCTCACCCTTGTCCAGCGGTCATACGCCCCTGTATAAAGCCCACTAAAAGGTTCTAAATAGATCCCTGTGGGGGAGATGATACGAGTTGCTATCTCGTCACACTCACTACACTGAACTTCTTTTATGTCAACATCGACGAAGGCTTCAGTGCCATGTGAATTCTTACATTCAAAGTCATATAAGCGTCTAGGCATCTTCAGTTTCTTCCTGAAGTTGTTCATAGATACCGCTACTTGACTCTCTTAAAGTCTTTAACCAGTTCATGATGGACAATTCGCCCTTCCTGAAGTGGAGTTGTTCTGTTGTTTCTACGCCACTAATTGTATCAGTGGATTTAATCATTAGTTCTACGTCTTCAATTAGATCAGTCCACCCCTGGGTAGCCATCATTCCAAATCTGTTCTCGTAGTACTGTTGTAATTCTTTATTCATTTAACTTTTTCCTTGACAAGGGAGTAAATGTGTGGTAGTATAATATATTATAACATACTTTTCTTAAAAAGTCAAGCTTTTATTTAACTTTTGATGCCATTTGTATCATAGCAATACGTTCATTAGACTTGATATCAGCCTCTTTAAGGGCTGTATTAGCTATCTTTAGGACGTTGTCTATAGGGGATACCTGGTTCTTCGATTGTGCAGCCACAGCCTTGATTTGGGTCTCTATAGGGATTACCTGAGTCTGTGCTCCAGCCTTCTGAGCATTAGCCATAGCCAAGGCAGCCTCAGCCTGGGTCTTCTGTAGTCCTGCCTCTGCAGTAGCTAGGGCAACGTGCTGCATTTGTTGCTGTACTTGCTGTGCTTGTGGGTCAGGTTGGCTCATCTTCTGTAGCTGAGCAATGATATCTTCTCTGTTAGATAAGCTAGAAGCCTGGATAATACCCTGTAACAGTACTGGAGTAATAGGGCTTGTAGGTCCTAGAGTCTGCATCAAACCAACCAGTTGTTGTTGTTCATATTCACGAGCAACCATACCCATTGTAGATACAGGTACAAACTTAAAGTCTTTAACAGGATAACGCTCTGGATCAAACTGCATAAATCTCCAGGCAGCCTTACGAATGAATGGGATTAGGAAGTCTTCTTGGAAGTTAATGAGAGCACGTTTATTCTTCTTCATCAAACCAGACAGTGCCATTGACATGCCAGCACCAGAGGCTTCACCACCAGCTACTTGACCTGGCATAGAGGAGCTATCTAGTGTACCAGTAGCAGCTAATAACATCTGTTGGAAGTTCTGAGCAGTCTGGAAGTTCTGTGGATCTGTAGTACCAAACTTAAATGGCATCAGAATCTCTTGAGGATTACCATTAACCAATAGATTCTTACCAGGACGTACTTCATACTTAGCACCACGAGGTAGACGAGTAGCATCCATAGCTATCATAGGTGAAGTAGTTAGTGCTAAAGAGTCTAGGTGGCTACGAACTTGAGCATCGATAGCCTTCTGCATGTTGTAACCCTTCTCAGCAGTACCACGACCCCAGAAACGACCAGGTAATGAGTCAGCTTGATAGGAAACAATAGGGCGATCCTTCATCATGTAAGGAGACGCTTCAGCTTTGAGTAGGTATTGGTTGTCTGCAATAACAACCACAGCTTCAACCATGTCAGAGTAGTGATCAGCAGCAGACTCTTCAGGGAACAACTCGATAGTTGTCTCTGCTTCTTCTAATCCTTCTAACATATCACGAGGAACAAGACCATAGTAACGGATTACTTGGATCTTATCAGCACGAGATGGTACTGCTTCTTGTGTTTCTTCTAGTCTAGTACTACCATATCCAGGAACGATATCTACTTTACGATAGATACCCTTCTCGATACCTTGAATGATAGTGTAGTAGGACATGTATTCTTCAATAGCCACGCCTAAAGATGTCTCTACTGTGGTAGCATTATGGTCAATAAGGAAGTTACGTGGGTTGATAGCGTTTAGAGCTACCATAAACTGCTTCTTCTCTTGTACACCAATAGCTGCCATGCCTGAACCTTCAATAGGTTGTGTATCAGGAGACATTACAGTCTGTTCTTCAATGACAATCTCACCGATACCAGTGCCATACATCTCAGCTAGTAGGATAATGTCATCTACAGACTTCTTAACTCTAGAAAACTGGAAATCTTCGTGCATCTGACGACGTACTAGTTCAATATCTGCTGGGTTTTGGTCTTGAATATCATCAGCGATATCAAAAAAGTTACCACGACCAAACACTGCTTCAGAGATCTCAGCTTGTTTAGCTTCAATAGCTTGTTGTAATGCAGGAGTTACTAAGCGACTACGCTCAGATTCTCTTCCTTGGTCAGCTAAGTCCCAGATACCTCGGAACATACGCTCATATTCTTCCCAAGTCTTAAGATAGTTAACATCTCTGTTGTTTCTCCACTCAGTACAGTGGGTAGTTACAAACTCAACTACTTCTTTATCTGCGTCTGTAACAGGAGTTTCTTCAAACTTCTGCATTTTTTTAGTTGCCATGTTTTAAATACTCGCTTGTGGAAGGGAAGATTGTGGAATTTGTGGTGCAAACACATTAGCAACTGGTGCTTGTGCTGCAATAGGTGCTGTTAAATTGTTGAGGTTAATATCATACGCTTTGTTTGTAGGATTAACATCAATGTTACGCATAGCAGGATTAAGGAAACGCTCTTGTGCTGTCATGTCTGCACGTTCACCTGTCTGTCTTGCAAAGGTTTCACCTGCTACACGCATGTATTCACCAGCAGATCTCTGATATTCCTGGCTTGCTACGTCTTTAGCTATGATAATCTTGGATAAAGCAGGGTCATTAGCAGCAGCATTGATAAACTTTCTAGCCATGTCTTTGCTTTTAAACTCAGAAGCCAGTGCTTGTTCTGTTGTTTTACCATCACGAGTTACTAAACTACCTAATGCTTCAGCTACTTTGTCAGTAGTAAACCCAAGATTTTTGTTTTGTTTTGCAAACTTAATAGCATCTGGAGAAGACTGAGCTACTAGTTTATCTAAGTTGGAAGTAACGGATTGAAAGTCTACGTTATTCTGAAGTACATTCTGAAAGCCTTCACCTTTAGTAAAGAGTTCTTTACCTTGTACAAAGTGTTGTACTTCATGAAGCATATTGCTTTTAACTTCAGCAGGATTCCACTGAGGAGATTGTCTATTAAAATATACTACATTGTTTATTTCGTCAAATGCTGCAAGGCGAGAAGACTTATCATCTAAGAATCCAATCTTAACATCACCAATATCAGGATATGCTTTCTTTAATGTCTCAGCATTAAACACTTCATCAAACCCTAATATCTCTTTCTGAGGCATAGTGTTTACATTAATACCTTTTTTGATAGTAACATTCTCATCAGAGAGTTCCATCATTGCTTTGTTAGCTACTGGGTCATAGGCAATACCTGAGTCTGCCCACTTCTTCATCCACTCTTCAGGCTGTAGTTTAAACCAGTCTTTCTGTGCGTCTACTAATGCTTGCTTAGCAGGGGCTTCTTCCATTACACCAGCTTTAGCTAGGTTACTAATACCTTCACTACCAATGAACATCTCTGGTACTGTAGATGGTGTAGCTCTAACATCAAACATTCCACCTGCTTTTAATAATCCCTGTGACTCTAATTGATCAGCTAGAGAAGGAGCTACTGTTCTAAGTAATCCACTGACGATACTCATTCGTAAGAGTCTCCTGCGTTAACTTCAAATGATTGTAGTTCATAGCTATCAATCTTTTCAGAGTTTGATTTGCTATCTGATTCTGGATTTTCGTAACGAGTACGAATCTCTTGCTCATCGCAGGTACGAATAGGAGAACAAGTAATATCAAACTTTTCACAGAAACCTACTGGATGTTCTTCGATGTCAGCCCACTTAGGATTAAGGGGAAGTGCAGAAGCTTTGAGATCCTTAGCAGGACCATTCATAATACAATCATGAATGAACTGGTTATCGTAGTAGTGCTCACAATTTGAGCAGGTACGTCCTCTAGCTTCACCAGGACCAATACCCCATTTATCTGCTTTGTCTTGCCAGAACTCTTCGTTAGGCTCTATTGGATTTCCAGGACCTAGACCGAAACCTTCGATGGTAGCTAGGTGGTGTTTAATATTGACTGCATTGCTTTGAATAGCAATAGGGCAGTTATCTAGTTCTCTAATGTCCATTAGTATCCTGATATAAAGTCTAAAGGTTCAACACCTTCGTTATCGTCATCCTCAAAGTACGAGGTTACTGCAAGTTGATCTACGTAACTTAAAGCATCAACTAAGTCATCATGCACCTGTGATGTAGGAAACATCAGTAACTGGTCTTGAAACTCTTTCCAGTCTTCTTCCTCATTGAGGATTACCTTACCATGCTCGAATCGTCCCTGTAATGCCCAGACAACACGCTCTGTTTTTTGTTTTCCACCATGAGTTAGATCATGAATAGAAGCATATACGTTGTTAGACCTCATCAGATCGCTTAGATAGGGCAACACAGCGTTTCTAACAGTGCCTCGCTCCATCCCTACACCCATTGGTTTAAACTCCTTAATGTTCTTTAGGATGCGTCCTGCAGCCTCTTTAACATCCCAACGTCCATGCTCAATCTTTTTAATAAACCAATCACCATCATCAGTTACTTTAACTACTGCAATTGCTGATTCATCTAATTTCTTTTGTCTTGTGCTGCTGTAGTTTACGTTAGTAAAGCCAGCTAAGTCGATTGCTATGTACCAAACACCATCTGTAGGTTCTTCACCATACTTAATCCAGTGTTCTTTGAATAGATCTGTTCCTGCATTATCAAAGGAAGCTTCGTATTCCTGCTTGAAAGAGAAACTACTTAAGGTTTTCTTAGCTCCTTCAATCTCTTGAGGATCGATGAGAGGATTGTCTTTAGTCGTAAAATGCCAGGATTTCCATTCAGAGTCGTTTTCACTCTTTCCCAAATTGTACATATCATAGAACCAATTCCTTCCTTTAGGAGTTCCAATAAAAAGAGCATTCCCTTTTTTGTCAGACAGACTGGCACGTAGTACCTTTTCCCAGGTTTCACTCTTAATATCCGCTACTTCATCAAGAACCAAATAAGTAAGACTGACGCCACGCAAAGTATCTGGACGATCTGATCCTCTAACATATATCTTTGCTCCATTAATTAATGTGATATCCATATTATTCACATGACTACTTTGAATAACATCTCTACCCAATTCCATTAATACATCCCAGATAATCTGTCTTGCTTGTCCCTGGGTGGGTGCAACATACATAACTGCACTCCCTTGTGGGCAACGCAGTC